CGTGTTCGTCGAAATCCCTGGATTCGTGATGGGATACCCGTCGTTTGATCGGTACAAAGCGGTTCAATACATATTCAGACAGCTCACGTTGGCGGGATTTATATGTACCATATATAACGATTTCGTCATACATGTCACGTGGGCTTTAAAGAAGGCAAAACCCACTAAATCCCAGGAAAAATCGGTGGTGCAACAGCAGGAAGAAGAATTCGGTGATTTACCGAGTTTTATAAATTTAAAAAAGGCTGCGAATCGATATAGGGGTAAGTGATGCGACAAAATAGATAGAAAAAAAGTTCACTCTATCATAAATGGACAATCTTAACGTACTCGTAGAAGCTAAAAGAGAGTATCTCGGACAGCTCTGTGATCTCATGTGTCCAGTTATGATAGAAAATTTTGAAAAAATGTACGATGAAGCGTATACGATGTCAAAGGGTCGCAAGGTTTTAGTCATGTTTCAAAAGCTTCTGAAAGAAGTTCCAAATTGGTCCGAAGCCATGTCGAAGCAGCACACGGATAACATCGCCAACCGAATCGCGTGGTTTAACGATTTACTCGCGGCTGTCTTTGTCAGCTGTGTGAAGATCCTCTCAGCCGTTCGTCTTTCTAAGGATAATAAGAAAATCGCGTTGAAATTACCAACGAATGAAGTGTTCGTCCAAACGTGTTATAACAACGTCGCGAAGGATCTCTATAGGGATCCGTATATTTTCCATGAATCCACAAACGAATACGAGCGTAATGAAATTTTGTTTCAACGATTCTGCACCGCGATCGAAGCATCCGTCCGCGAATTGATTCCAGTGCAGCAGATTTTACAGACTTACATGTCCCAGCACGATAACAAAGATATAGATCTCAATGAAGCCGAGGTCGGTGACGCTGAAGACCCCGATTTCGTAGACGAACTGCCCGAGCCCGAGGAATCGTTTGACGAAGCCCCTCCCATGGATGAACCACCAACGGAAGAACCCCTCGAAGAACCCGAAGCATTCATACCACCACCGGACGACGCGCCACCGCCACAGACCGAATCGCCGTTCGACAATGAATTTAAATCGATCACAGGCGTACCAGCAGCCCAACCAGAAAACCCTGTCGAAGACGACGACGTTTTGTTTCCGGATGCTTCAGACGCACCAGCAAAAAAAGTTGGTTATAATTAATGGAGTTCGAAGATTACTTGAGAGATCCAGTGTGGGCGGCGCTTATCGCCGGTGGAATCACAGCGGCGTATATTCATGTTAAAGCAAAATTGAACAATGAAGAAGGATTACAGACTAGTGCATACGCGAAACCAGCAGCGCTCAACGCAATTTTGGTATATTTTATCATATCATCCGGTGTTGGAAAAAGAGAAACAATATCCACCGAACCATTTGCTTAAAGAATTAATCATATTGTATAAAATATAAGAGACATGACCTCCGTAAACGCGTTCAATGATATGATGGGACAGTTCCTTGCCGAACTACACAAGACATTCCCAGAAGAAAAATCAATTAAGAAGAGCATGAGTGGATTTGAACTCATGCGACAGTCCAATCCGCGATTGGTCGTCGATGGATTCATGACCGGTGTGTCTCCGTATGCCGATAAAATCTCAGCCCGAGACGATACATTTTTCCTCGAAGAATCGAAAAAGCTTGATTTCTTGAGGGGTATTAATATTGAAACACACTGGTCCAGTATCTCCGATGCGACGAAGGATGCCATTTGGCAATATATCTCAACGCTCTACATGCTCGGAACGACGATTTCGTCTATTCCAGAGGACACTCTCAACATGATCGAGAAGGTCGCGAAACAGTGCGCAGACCAGATCGAAACCGACGGTGGTGGACTCGAAGATTTGGATCAAGGGAAATTGCTGAGTACCATGCAAAACATGTTGGGTGGGATGATGAAAAAATAAACTTAGTATATTTAAATGAGTGCTTCTTGGTTTAAGGATCCACAGCAGCTCGTCCGATGTGATAAGACATTAGAATTTTGGCCTACTAATAAACAGCCCACAGGTGAGCGAATCAACTCCGCGTCTCGATTCATTATATATGCCGCGTGCGTCCATTATTTGATTAAACGGGACAAGCGCGTCTTCGTCGTCGCCGCGACCGCCTTAGCGATATTATACGTCTTGGAAACCTCTAAGATGATTAAACCAAGTGTTGAAAAATACCAGGTTCAATTGGCTGGAGACACGAGCTGCCAATTGCCCGACAGTGAGAACCCAATGGCGAACGTTTTGATGGGTGATGGCGGTGATCGACCACCCGCGTGCTTTTACCCAACCGTAAAGAACCAGGTCGATAGCGCGGTCGGTGGTGATATCATGTATGATGGAGGACGATCGAAGAGCGCGGGTCCCGAACAGCAGCGGAATGGACTCCAGCGACAGTTTGTATCGGTCCCTGTCACGACGGTAGTGTCTGATCAGACAGGATTCGCCGAATGGTTGTACGGTAAGAAAAACGCCAAAATGTGTAAATCGGATGGGGTCGAGTGTGATCCAAACGCGAGAGGGGTTCAACTCGAAGCTTTCGCAGGTCTTGATCCAAACGGTGACAAGCGGAGCGGTATGTTCGGTGGCACCCACGCGTAAATAATTTAACATTCTCAATAATCGAAACACACAATGTTTCCATCATTGATAAACAAAAATCTTACATAATAATAAATGGCGTACCAACTCCAACCAGGACTCGCTATTGTTGAAAATCCAACCGTCCCAGAAGTTAACGCGACCGACGAAATTTTTGTGTACCCACAGCCAACGTCCCTTAAATTTGGCGCCAGGCCAAATACCATGTTGTATGGAACCGCACCGTTCATGGCGGGTAAGGGCGCGCCAGCTGAGTTCGTCGAGACGTCCGACGCGCTCCGCCCTCAATCGACCACGCGGTTTGGTAAGGTTTTGGCGAACACGTACGAATCTGGGTATTTCCCAATTAACAACGCAGCGGTTCAATTACCCCCACAAGCTCAAAGTTACCAACCATCGAGTACGAGAGCTCAATTACAAAACGGACTTTTTGATCAAAGATACACAAATAAAAATATAAGTAAGAAATAAGAATGGGAGATCCCGTATCTGTCGCTGCCATTGCCGGCTTAATTTATGCTGGTCGAAAATTGAGTTGTGCGAAAGAAACATATGAAACGCAACCCGAAGTAGTTTCTCAACCCACTGCTGCTCCACCACCCGTATTTGCCGAAACACAAGTACGCGAATACCCAGGGTCGGTTCCACCTAACATTAATAAACAAGCTAGAGAAAGCTTCGCGGATATTTCTCAAAACGTGCGATCTTCTGGACAAGAGGTTCTCGAGATGCGAAATCGTATGTATGATGTAGGACGCATGAACAACGTCGGTCCAATCGAAAAGCGATTGGTCGGACCAGGTCTCGGTGTCGACGCGAACGTGCCGAGCTATGGTGGTCATCAGCAACTTCTCAGGGTCAACCCCGAAAATGTCGGTGCCTATCGATTAACAACTCTTCCAGGACGAAGCGGTCCAGCTCAAGATGTCAGTGGTGGTCGACGCGGTATGGCGGGTGGTCTATACCAAAATCGACCAGAGAAGACCGCTTTCCTTCCCGATCGTCTACCAAACGTCTCGGGGAAATCGCAAGGTTTCGGTGGACGCACACCGCGTGGTGAGCACGAAAAGACGAAGAAGATCACGAATCGAGCCGCGACGGGGCTCCGAACCGATACACTCAGTGTCGCGCCGGCGAAGCGTTTCGTGTCGAATGGTACGAACGCACAAGACCCAACGAGAAATAAGAAGGATGGTAACATAGAACAATATCAATACATGAACAATCCACAACCGGGTATCAATAGCTTCCAACACGGATACTTACAAGGTGCCGCGGTCGCGATGGGTGAAACGAACTCTAGGACACCACACACACCCGAACACATGTTTAAGCACGGGTTCCGACCGGATGAGCGTCGCGGTAAGGCTGGGCGTCCCGCGGGTCCCGGTAGAATGAACGTTCGAGCGGGACCCCTCAACCAAGGGGGTAAGCTCACAGCGGTTCGCAGTGATACCACGCGCGTTGACGGACGAGTCAATCCTCAAGCGGGTGGTTGGACGCAGCAATATGATAACAGCGGCTACTATGATCTCAACGCATACAAAGATAACCAGAATCCAAACGCTTCACCAGACAGTCTCAACGTCGCGAAGAGACAACTCGCTCGAAACCCCTTATCTCACCGATTATCCTAAAAATATAAAAAAATACGCACGACACCATTCATTAAAATATTATCCATATATTCTAATGGACGGTACTGAGAATACTAAAATCCAATATATCATGGTAGATTCTGACCTGGTTGAACCTCGAATAGATGACCCATTAAATCCACCATCTAACCCATCGAGTTCGTTTACCCTCGATTTAAACCAAGAATCGAATTTACACTGTGAAGGTATAAATCAAGTCATCGGTATAAAAATGGTAGATTTCTACGTGACTCAAGTTGGGACCGCGGGTGGTGGAGTAGGAACCGGCGCGAAATATATTGATATCGTGTGTAAAGACGTTCCAAAGGTCGCACAGATTCTCGATGAGAGGAACGGACAAACTTTCGCTCGAATTCCACTCGAAAGAAATTTTGAGGGGAGTTCTCAGTTCAGACAACACGACAAACAATGGTTCCCATTTAACAGGAGGACGGCCCTGTTTAACCCAATCAATATACAAAAACTCAATTTTGATATTCACGAAATGCGGGGGGACGGCACTTACGAATTGTTACAAATTGGTGCTAAATGGTATATGATTATTGAAATAACCACACGCGTCGAGCGCGAAGAATCAAAACCCGAAGAACCAATCAAAGAAGATGGGGGTAAGGAGAATTACGAGATAGAAGAATCTGTTAACACATTGGAAGATGATGTTAATAGATGGGATGCTATGATTTATATATTTTTGATTATAATGGTTGGCATTTTATTTATTCTCCCGAGGCGATCTACTTAGTGACCGCGAAGAGTGGGGAGACTGGCTTTTGCACGCGCTTGGAGACGCGGCTGATAGAGATGTAGACCAAGATGGACAACAGGGTGGTGAACAACGCGGTGAGCGTGTAGTTCATGCCACCGTTCTTGTTAACCTTGACAACTTGGTTAACGATCCAACGGACGAGGTCCATCCACGCGAGGGCGCTCGCGAAGGAGAAACCGGCGACAACCGCGTTCAACGATTGGGCTTCGAGCTCTTGAGTGATGAGGGTAACAGTTTCGGCGGCAGACATTTTATATAATACTATTAGAAAATTATTCCGGTAACAGCTCTTCTATTTCTAATAATTTTTTATATGTTTTTTTATCACCTGATATATTTTTTCCCTTCACCTGGGGTTCTTCAGAGTCGCTATCAGATTCGTCGTCTGAAGAATCATCACACGCGCTAAATTTTTTATACTTATCTTCGACCCACCCCTCCGGAGATTCTGAGCGAGAAGCGTCGGACACATCACAGGGTGCATCATTCTCTAATTCTCCATCGGATTCGGAATCAGAGCAGTCCATTACTATCAATGGCATTTTTTAATATGATTTCTGACGGATTACTGGGCGTCCACGAGTCCCACGCGTCGAAAGCTTCGTTAATTTTAGTGAATTCGGTGTCGTCTCCCTCATATCGTGTCCACATGTCTTCGCCACCGTGGACGACTTCGAGGTCGTCATCATCTTCTTCATCTTCAGGTTCTGGAAATTGTGGTCCAATGTGTAGACCAACTGTATGCATGATACAGTACTTGGCGGCGTATTCTAAATCCTGCGCCACGACGACATCTCTATCACACGCCTTCGCGTATTTACACGCGAGTATCATCGAATTTTCGATCACAGGGGTTACTATGTCAAAAATAGCGTTCGCCTGTGTATTTTCATATTCACTGGGTTCACCGGCGATGTTATCGAATCCAGTTCGCATTATTAATTAAACAATAATTTTGTTGTACCGTTTTCAACACGGAGTATATTGTAACTAGTTGCGTAAACTTTAAGTATCCTCTCTGGGGTATCTTCGAATGGGTCATCAACATGTAATCGCAATTTGAGTAGTTGATCTTTCACGTGTGAAAAATTGATAGTGCCGGTTGAATACCATTTTTCAGGTTCTAGCGCAAAACTATACATATAATATTTACGCGTGATCTGAGTTCTCGAGTGATGAATCCCCGGCTGAATCGATCTTAAATTAATAATATCACCCGTTACGTCGTTTAATATGGTATTATCATCTAGGGTTAACTCTAAATTTTTTAGATTTTCATTATTAATAAATGTTCCATTCAATACATGTTTCCCGTAATCGTAATCGAACACGGATACAAAATTACCCGAATCGACTTCTCGATGATTTTTTTTCTGAACAATGAAAAATAATTCCTTGACCGGATTTATAAAATTAAGACGACACTCATATTCACCTGTTCGACCCATATCAAATTGGTTTTCTTGGATCTGTGTGATCACGTAATCGGTTTTCGCCTGCTGTGTTGGTGAGTCTGTCTGAATCATCTCGAGAGAGAGCTTCATGGTCTTAATTAAATTTTTTGGCTCGAGACCGGTATAAAATAATTGCTCTGTCGTCGTCGTCGCCACCTCTTTACCCGCGTATATACAATCTTTTATATCCCTAAGTTTTACAATTATTTCAACCTCTTGGTATTTGATCGAGTGGAGTGGTATCGCCAATTCTGTATTATTATGAAAATAGAAGGGAATGTCGACAAATAATGACATTTCGCTGAGTGATTTATCTTTGAGATGATTCGATATATACCTATTCGAACCACTTGCTGGGGGTGGATCAACCTCCAGTACTGGATTTGAAACATTGGGTTTACCTACAAGCTGTTCGAGTGATTTGTGGTGTGTTTGTGTTATATAGTTCTCCGCATAAATTTCAAAATAGTCGGATGGTATTCGTTGAATCGTTTCCCCTATAACGAGTTCAACGTATTCGATCATGGCGTGTCCAATAGTCTCGTTATACATGAGATCGCGTAATTGACTGGGAAGTATACTTTGGTCTAATGGTTGTAAATTGATCTTCAAACTCACAGTCTTTAGGAAGTGTCCCGTATTCTGTGGGATAGTACACCTAATTTCATTTCCAAATTCGAGGTCGCCACTAAAATCTAAATCTGTTTGAAATCTTTCAAAGTTTTCATATTTATTAGGTTTTTTTGTAAAATACGAAAATTCGGGATCGTCGGTAAAATAAATGTCCTGAATTCCGGATGCCTTCAGCTGTTCTCGACCAGCCATACTAATAGTACTCCCTAAAATTTTAGTCCAGCGATTCCTCCGTATATGTATAGGATATTATAGGATTCGGCATACACTCGAACTGTGTGTGATTTAGTCGCATCTGGGTCATCTAATTCAATATTCAGAAGTTTATGTGCGATTCTAGACATGTTAACCTGCCCTGTTGGTTCGCTCGATTCCGGTTTCAACGCGAAGCTATGAATACCAAATTCACTGTCTACATCGATACTCCCTGTGTGGTGTTTCATCGGCTGTTCATATGCCAGCATTAAATTATCCGAATCTATGACAGTTTGGTTATTGAATTTTAGATTCACGTTTTTTATTTTTTGAAAATCGTCGTCCTCCGTCTTCGCAATAAAAAATAATTCTTTCACTGGATTTTT